TAAGGAAGTCGTGTCAAGGTTTCCACTACCATCAAACCCAATGTTTTGTTCAGCGTTATCACTTGACCTACGAACACGAATAGCATTTCCCGTGTAATCTGATTTTAACAAACGAACGGAATACGCAGCCGCCGCACCTGGGTATGAATCCAACAAACCCACGAATGGAGCAACACCACCTCCACCACCCATTACACGAAGTGTGGTATTAATACCAATTCCAATCATTACTTATAGGCAATTATGCTACCTGAAGAGATAGCAAATCCAGTGATGATTCCTCCACCTGGGAGGTATGCTCCTTGCTTAAAGGTAATGGTACTCATACCACGAGCTGATAAGGTCTCCATTCCATTTATTTTAAATGAAGTAAAGACGGTGTCTTCTTGTGGTACGACGGCAGTGAACTGAACGTCATTTACTGTACCTGTTCCATAACGTACAAAGCCTCCTGATCCTGCCATTAGACCTGTACTTGCGGCAATCTGTCTTAACTTCTTAGACTGCTCGTTCATCAATTGTTCTGCATTTACGCTCATAGTTTATCGGTTTTAACCCAGCCTAGTGGCTCGTATTACAAAGTTAACTTTAATTATTGCTTTGTCAAGTGATTTTTAATCAGGTGACATCTGTGTCTGTTGTAACTCATCAAAACTTTCTCTAATCTTACCTCTTCTATACTTTTGGAATGTTTTCTCTACTTCTTTATAGAACTGAGTTTGTTCATTCTTAGGAGCTTTAGGTAGTTTGATATCATAGAAGTCTTGCAACATTTTCTCTAACTGTTTTACATCTTGAGAACCTTCGTAAGCACTAATGTCCTTCTCCATCTTAGCAGCTTCGATAACTGAGTTTGTAGACTCCATCATCATTTTTTCTACTTTAAGAACTCCCCACTCAGCAACTTTAGATTTCATCTCCTCTACATTAGGTTTTGACATCTTATCCCACTCCCCTTCCATAAAGTATACGTTATCTTGAGGGTCTCTCTTTAAGATTTCTTTTTGTAAGTCAGATATCCTCTGTTGAATCTGTACGTAATCTCCCAACGGATCTTGCATTCCTAACATAGGATTAAGTTTTAGCATGTCCATCACACGTTTTCTTGGAGCATAGAATGGTTTTAATCCTGATTCTACTCCATAGTACTTCATACCCATAGCAAGAATTCTAGGTAATCCTCTAGTAGGAGCAGGAGTGTTAACGATACTGTTGCCACCCATATCTCTTCTTTGCTCGTAGTAAGGCTCAAAAGGATCTGTTACGTTTCTCCAATCTAAGATTGCTTCAAACATTTGGTCAAAGCTTCTCATCTGGGGTCCAAACAAAGCATACAATGTATGTCTTATTGTACTACTAGCACCTCCTTCTTCATCTCCAGGTCGTGCCAAAGGTTGTCTAAAGAATGTTTTATAACTCCAGTTAGCAGGTGCAAGTATAGGATGTAAGCTAATTGCTTCGTCATAAGTACCTAAGGAGATAATAGCTAAGAGTGCTAACAACTTAGAAGGGTCGTCATCTCCTCCTCCACCTAAACCCATAAACAAAAGTGAAGTTAAACCTAATGAGATAGCGTGCATCCCAACTACATTCATAGTGTCTCTGAATATCCTTTGGTGTTTTTCTTTCTCAAACTCAGTACTTCCTAAGTCCATTCTTTCTCCAGCAACTAGGTAACGCATTTTCCTAATCAGTGCTTTTCCACCTTCAGCATAAAACCCTCCTTCTAGATTTCCTGTGTATAGTGAAAGTCTTCTACCACCAAAGTTAGTTTGGAGGTTAGGAGCTAACCAACGTCTCATAGACATAATCACACTTGCAAATAAGTTTTGCTCGTAGGCAGAACGTGATCTTGAGAAGTAGTTACCCTGTGTACTGGTATATAGTTCGTGAATCTGGTCTCTTAACTGCTGTTCAACTAATCTTAACTTAGTTTGCTTTGCGCTATTGGCTTTGTCCAAAGATGCTATACGAACATCCACAGAAGTTAGTAGTCCTTTTAATCTTGTCTTTTGCTCACTACTTAACTTTTCTATACTGGGGACTCCTTGTTGTGATAAGAACGTTGATATTACTTGCTTTCTTTCCTCTACTAGAGAACGCATTGCATTCAACTCTAACCCAAACACACCATCTTTAGGAACAAGTATACCGTCAATTACCTCATAAGCATCACTTAGATTAACTCTAGTTTCTTGACCATTAATTACCATAGGTACATCTAAACGAGCAATCAAAGCTTCATAGATAGGAATAGTAGAAGACATCTCCATGTATCCAAATATCTGAGCGCTGAAGTTCTCTGCGTTAGCATACTTAAAGATACTTGTTTGGTGTACGTTAGTTGCTAGTTTGGTAGGATCGGCAGCAGGCAAAGCTCTAAAGTGAACCAACTTAAGTGCGTACTCACTGTATTGCTGAGAACCTATCTCTAAAGAAAGTAAGCTTCTACGCATTCTTAATCCTTTCCACCAAGCTCTTAACAACTCTCTTCTAGTTAAACCATACCTATTCTTACTTAGAACAATCTTAAGGAAGTTGTTAAAGATGTTCTTAAACACACGTAAGAAGTTGAACAACAATACTCGACTTTGGCTAAACCTAAAGATTCTTCTCATAGCACGCATAGTAGCCTTCATGTAGGGATTATCTCCCAAACTTGTGTTACTTACTTCACCGCCATAAAAGAATCGTTTAATCTCGTTGTCTAGCATCTGTACGTCACCCTCTGGTATGTTGGTGCCCAAAGCAGCTTCTCTTGCAGCAAATACAGCAGGCATTGCTTTCTTTAATCCTGAAAACTCAGAGGCATAAGAACCATACTCTGCAAGTGATTGAACTAGTACACGAGAGACTTGGTTTGTGTTTAATGGTTCTTTGTATCTAGTTTTAATTAACTGTACTTTCCTATTAGACTTGCTTATCTTTCTTTTAGACTCTTCGTCTATCAAACTTGATATCTCATCTTCGTACTGATCTTCTCCTGCTAATCCTGGTTTGAAGATAAGTTTCCAACCAACCCACCATCCTTTAAACCTTGCCAAAGGATTGGTGAACATATCAGTTATATTTTCCTTAGCATCTCTTGTTTTGTTAGGTACAGTGTAACCTTCAAGACGTTGTGATACTGGCAAGTTCCTTTGGATGTCCTCATAAAGAGTCACCATCTCATCAACGATATCTCTGTCGTCTTGGATTAACTTAGAGTACTCTTCGTTAGTATATCTGTTGTCTTGTGTTTCTCTTGGTCTAGCCGAACCTAAGAAGTTGTAGTCTTTGTTCTTGTACTCTTCTCTAACTCTAGGAACAGCCCAATCAAAGTTAGGATTCTCCTGTTTAATGTACGCAGCGTTACGAGGAATGGTACGATTCCAGATATAGATAGGTCTTTCATAAATCTTAATTACCTTTTGACCTGACTTTCTATCTATGTAAGTCTTCTTAATAGAAACGTGGTTTGCTTTATACCAATCACTATCCTTGATTCTTTGTTGTAGACGTAGCTCAGTAATCATCTTCTCGTAGGAAGAAATTAAGTCACTTCTATGTTTATCTGTACCAAACTCTGAAGGGTGGTTAAGTGGAGGTAAGTCATCGTCTAACTCAATGTCCTGCTCAACTAAACCTTCATTCTCAATATACTGGTCTGCTAACTTCTCTGCAAGTTCTTTTATCTCTTTTACTTGTTCAGCATCTGCGTATAAGTCTACTCTTGCTGCATTAGCAACCTTTTTGTACTGCTCTTTGTAGTAGTCGGTGGTTTCTTTAGTTTGGATATCACTAAGTTGCTTGAACAAAACTTTAAGGTTTTCTTTGTCCTCGTCAGATATTTCTCTGTTTCCTTCTGCGTCTTCCTTAAGTGTTTCAATCTTTATCTCAATATCCCTAACTCTTTCTCCTAATCCTCTTTGAACCTGACTACCTACTATAACTCCATCTTGGTCTCTATAACCTTTAACTGAGTTAAACAACTCATCATAAGCCTCGCTTAACAAAGGATCTTCTCCGTACTTAAGGAAAACTTCTCTAATCTTATCAGCAATACTTCTTTGTAACTCAAAGAACTCAGGGTCAATCTCAGTACGAGTATTTGCGTCAAGCCATGTCTGTAACTCTTTCTTAGCTACTTCTAACTGTGCAATGTTGTCAGTTAACTCGTTTTGTTTAGCTGTAACATCTTGACCAAGTGCAATATCATCTGCAATGTCTGTGTTTAATACACTTATCTTACGCTCTAAGTCAGCTACTTTTTGTTTACGAGAGGTCTTCTCAATCTCAAAACGTTTCTGAACCTTGTCTGGGATTATAAACTCAACTGCCTCTAATGCTCTACGTTTGTTTTTATAAGCAATGATTGACTCGGCAATGTTTCTTTCTTTAGTGCCTTTTAGTTTCTCACTACCATCTTCGTTAAAGATAGAACCTAGTCTTTCATAGGCTCTTCTTAACTCTGTTCTCTGTTTTCTTTCTTCTTCACTAGTTTCAGCATCTCCAAACACCGCTTGGTGTTCTTCTAACTGGTCTAATAAATCTTCACGAGCAGCTCTAGCATCAGCACTAAGTAAATCTTCAGCTTCATAATACTCATTTGTGTAAGGACGTACTGCATAATCGTCTAGGAACTTTTGTAGTTTCTGTTCAGCGTCTGTAATTTCTGCCTCTACACCATTTTTCTTTGCTACGTCTACGTTTCTTTTAAGTTCTTGCAAGTCGTTTCTAAACTCAGCTTCTTTGAATTTAGTATTGTAAGCAAGTTGTTTAACTACTCTACGCACGCCATTGGCATCGTAGTATACCATATCAACCTCACGGGTTAAGTTCTTGTAGAAGTTATCTATACTTTGAGTCCAACGAATACCATGTTTTTTATTCCTGGCTTGAACTTTCTCAAACAACTTACTTGCCCTATTGGTATACTCACGACTCTTGTTAGCTGCCTCTGTCAAGTGTGTATCCAAGTATTCTTTAACTACTTGTACTAAAGGACTACCTGTCATGTTAGCCACCCCTAAGTAGATGGTAAAGAAGTTAGCACCTTTGTATTGAGGGTCCATACCAGTCTGCAATAACTTAATAATGTTTTGTTGAGTAGGAACCCAATCTCTAAACATCCTAAGTTGATTCAAGTCTTTTAGCATATCAGCTGCCTTCTTGGGCTGTTTGTTTGCTATAGCTTGTTGATATAGTTCTTCTTTAGCTGCAATCTCTTGATTTAATTGACTGTCAGGTTCTTGTAGTTCCTTGGCAATCTTTCTAAAAGGCTCACTTAACTGAGAAGCTACTGGAGCTAGTATTGCTGACTTTGCTTCATCTCTTAAGTTGTTTGCCTTCTCTTTGTTTCTTTTGAGTTTGTCAATTAGTTCTTGTGATACAGCATCAAAGTTTTCTACCTGACTCCTACGTTCTTGTCTGAACTCACCTGCCATACCTAAGTTAGTTTGCAAGTCTGTCTCAGTTTGCTCTAACCTAAGTTGAGGCATCAAGTACTGATTGTAGGCTGCCATCTGTTCTTGAACAAACTCAGCTATATGTATCGCATGATTAAACACGGACACAGCATCTTCAGAACTGTAGTATCCTAAGTTTTCCCTGTGCAGTTCTACATCCTTAATAACTCTATCCATTAAAGTCTCTAAAGCTATCAAGTAGTCGATAGAGGACTTAATAGTACTTCCTAAAGAAGCGCTTGATATGTTTCCAAACTTCTCTCTGATTCTTTCAATAGATGCAAAGCGTGGGTCAATCTCAGCTAACCCTTGGCTTAGTTGCTTCCAACTAGAACTAGTGAAAGTATTGTCTACGTATTGTTGGAACTGACTTAGATTAACACTTAGAGGATTTACAGGTTGAGTAGCGTAGGGTTGGTTAAACCTTAACTCGTGCTCACCTGCTAAGTCTGGCATATCTTCCAGATTATCCAGGTACTCAAAGTAGTCTTCTACGGTTTGATTAACTCTATCAAACAATGTATCTCCTAAACCTAAGACGTTCTTTAAGAATCTCTTTATGTTGTCTGTTACACGAGATATGAATGTCTTATCCTTGTTTGTTCTTTCTGCCTCCTGTAAATCGTTTCTGAAGTTTGGATTAGAGAGATACTCGGATACAAACTCTTCTACGTTCTTGAAGCCGTAGTGGTGCTGTAGCCTAGGGTATTTGGACTTATACTCAGAGATGTATCTTTCCATCTCTTGTCTAAACTTAATCTCTTCTGCAGTAATAGGATTAGTTAAAGCTGATATTGTGTATGCGTGTACTGCTTCGTGGATTAACTCACGAGCAAAAGACTCCGTGTTAAACTCAGAACTTACTGTCTTGCCGATATAGATAGTGTTGCCTTTAGGGTCATAGAATGATCGTTGGTACTCGTCATCTACTTCTGCATCGTCAAATACTGCAAGTCTAAGTGTTGGGTTTATTCTCATTAAGTTACGCAACCTCTCTAACATCTTGTGTTGGAAAGGAGGTAACTCTTTATTCTTCAGTAAGTTATCCATTAACTCTATTAACCCTGCATTGGAAAAATCCGCAACGTTGTTAATAATCATATCAGGAAACTTAACCTGCCTCAAGTAATCTTTACTTACAGGTTTTAAAGACTTGCCATTAGGAGCTGGTTTGATAGATAAATAATACTTACCGTCTCTAGCTAATACCTCACTCTGTATTAAACTGTACTTAGGGTTTAAGTTAATCTCGTTGGTGATTAAGTTAAATGCATTTGGATTCTCGTAGCCTTTGTTTAAGTAACCTAAACTTGCTACCTCATCCATTTGTTCTGCTGCTCTAATTTCTCGTGGATTTAAACCTAATCTTAAGTGTGTGTTGATTTGGTCTATAGTAGGTTCTCCTGCAAAGTTTAACTTAGGACTGTATCCTTGTTGGCGCTTAGTCCAATCAAAACCAAGTTCAGTTTTAAAAGTATTAGTAGTAGTAGCCTCGTAGATTTTCTTCCCTTTGTCAGGAGGAAAGAAAGAGGTCAACTGGTAATACGCGGGACTAGTTATAGTTTTACCGTTGAGTGGAGATTTTATTTTTGCAAAACAAGACATTATGTTGTATTAATAGGTTATACAAATTTAATCTAAATAAGAAGGAATGCAAGTGAAGACTTGCACCCCTTCACTTTGTAAGTTATACTATCTCACAACTGTCCTCCTCAAACCCAAGGTCATCAAGATTACCTTTATCATCATTGGGTTGCTCAGGATCTAACTTCAAAGTTAGTTGGATGTCTGCTGTTTTAGTTGGAGGAAACTGTGTTGGAGTGTTTGGGACATTGGCACTTGGTGTATCAGTGTCTTCTTCAAAGTTTTCTATCGACTCTTCTTGAACTGGTTCAGTAGGTTTAACCTCAATCTCAGTAGCAGTAAAGTTACTTTCTCGGAACTTGTAAATCTTAATTACTTCTGGAGTCAATCCGTTAATAGTCTTAGCCATCTCAGAATAGTTCTCCGTAAAGAATGTAGTTAATCCTTTGATAGGTCCAGAAGTTTCTAGGGCCATCTTAGAAGAGAATCTAACTAAACTTAAGTAGCTATTAAAACTATCACTGTTTGTGTTCTTAAGATTCAACAAGTCGTTAAACGCTTTACTAGTGTGTTCTACGTATACTTCGTGAGGAACAATGAGAGACACATGGTTAGAGCTGAAAGAACCTGCATACTGTAAGTAAGAACCCATACCCAAGTCTTCAAAGAAACTCTTAACTTCTTGATTAGGGCTATTCAATCCTTCTAGGAATGCTTGTCTGTAACTCTTGCTGTTCTCTTCGGTATCAGTATTCTTTAACTTAAACTCAATCTCTCTACCTTGATTCTCTACGTCTATAAAGATGTTGTTGATTACAAAGTTGTTTCTTACTTCTGGGTTCTGTAATAACTTTTGGAATCTTTCCTCTATGTTGTTTGCACTAGTTCTTACAAAGACTCCGTTCTTACCTCTATAATGTTCGAGTAGATTTCCTTTTGCAGGAGTTTGAGCTGTTAGTAGTAGGTAAGGAACCAAGAGATTGTTCTTATAGCTCTGAATCGCTTGCATCTTATCCTCTTCTTTAAACAATCCTTTTCTTTCTAGGAAAGTATAAATGTCAGCATGCACTTCAACTGAGTCTGACAAAGGATAAACTTGACGCATAGTCTCTTGAACAAAACTACCTACGTTAAACTGAGCCAACGCAGACTCTTTAAACATAAAGTCAACTGCCTCTGCATTGAAGTTGTTTTTCAACCTACCACTTGACGTAAGAAGTTCTTCTGATTGGAAAGACGTTCTGTAGGTTGTAGTGTTAAAGTCACTCATAGAAGTTAACTCTCTAAGGCTCTCTTGCTGTCTTACAACTACATAGAACTGCATTAGATAAGCTAAGTCTCTAACTGCTGCTTGTTCTGGAGTTAAACTTGCCTTAGGGTCAAAGTTGCTTATGTACTTATTAAACTGCGACTTAACCAACAGGTTGTTTACAAACGTATCAGCAATACCGTTAGTAGATTTTACTTTAAGTCCACTAATCCCTAGTTGTGCAGAGTCTACTAGACTCTTTAGCTCAGGACTTGTAATTTGAGTAAGTTTGTTTTTAATCAGTCCTAAGATTGCTTTCTTTTTGTTTGGTCTGATGTTGTCTAACTTCTTTTGAATCTCAGGTCTGTTGCCTAACTGAAGAACAGTTCTAATTACAGGTGAGTTAATAAATCCTATTACTTGCTCTACTGGAGTTCCTGCAAGAATCATTGCGTGAGCCAATGGACTAGTTTCCTCATCCATACCCAATAGGATAATCCAATCTTCCTTAGCAATGTCTACGTGTCCGTTAATGAACTCACTAAGTACCTTAGAGATACGATTCTCTCCACGAGCATCTTTCTTACCTCCTAACAATATGTTATTGTCAGCATCTTTATTGCTTTCAAAGTAATACTTAGTTACTAAGTTGCCTGTGAACTTTAATCCTGCTCTTTGGAACTCTTTCTGAAGAGTGTTTATCTTAGCATCAATACCTAGTGCATCCTTTGACAGAATGTTTTCCATATAGATTCTCCAAGAAGTCAATGGGTTAAAGATATCCGTTGTGCTAATCTTTTCTCCAGGGATTGTATACTGAGTTAATACACTGTTTGTGTTAGGTGTAATTAAAGCATCGTACAACTCACCCTGCTTAAGAACAGACTTAAGTGTATTTACTAAGTTATTACTTAGGCTCTTTTTGTACTCGTCTATTACTGCTACTTCACTATTTANNNNTTATCAGACGCAGCGTTTCTAGCCCATTGTGCATCTTCTTTAGATAAAAGTCCACTATCTAAGAACTCTTCTACCAAAGCCTCTGCATCATCAATCTCAGTTTGTACCTCTTTAATTTTATCTTTAAGTGCTTCTCTTTGTCTAAAGATATCATTCTCTGCAATTTCTTTGTTAAGTAACTCCCTGAGAACCATGATTTCTTTTCTAGTTCTTTTTAACTCCTTCTGCTTATCTAATCTAGCTTCGTAGTCGGTAGTGTTAAATTGCTTGTTATAGGTATTTCCAAACTGATCGTAGGCTGTTTCAAAGAATGTCAACTTATCAATGTCATAGTCACCACCAGACTTAACTACAATCTGAGCAGGAAGAACCATGATAGCTCCTGCAGATTCAGGTAAGAACTCTTTAATTATTGCATGCTCTAGTTGTTGGAATCCTTGTACAGGAATACGAACACCTACCATAGTAAGTTTGTCCATATGTTTCTTTTTCCAAGCAACATCTGCGGGAGCTTCAGACTTTAAGATTTTGTTTAACTGTGCTAAAGTTCCTACTTGTTGTTTGTTATAAACTAGCTTAAGTAAACCTCCATGCTTCTTAGGATTGAAACCTATCTTAACCTCCATAGGTAGAGTTTCTCCTGTAAGAGGATCTAATCTATAGAACTGAAGTTCATTAGCTCCGTATTGTTTTAACTGTTCTGCAGTAGGTTTAGCAAAACGTCTACCTTCAAACCTCTTTGTTTTCTAACTCTTCAGCAAAGAATCTTGCCATCTGAAGTTGGTCTACACTTACAATCTCTTTGTTTGCGTTTCTCTTTATTCCTAACTTTCTCTCTAACTTAATCTTCTCAAAGCTAACCAGATCATCAATGTTCTGCTTAAAGGTATTGTATAGAGACTCAATTTGTCTTTGAGTGCCTTCACTAAAGTCAGAAGATATTTCTCCATTCTCAAAGAAGTCTCCGAATATCACCTTCATCATCTGAGTAGACAAGGTAGATTTATCTTTGAACTTAGGTGCTTGATACTGTTGCTCTCTTAAGTTTTCTAAGTGTATTGAGGTAACATTGTTATCGCCAAGTGCATCGTTTACCACTAGAACCTTTTCACCTTGTTCATTAGTTACCTCTTTATAGAAGTCTATAGACTCTCCGTATTGAGCCATCTTAGAACCAGACTTAAATGTATAGTAGTTTATTTTGTTTCTATACATCAACTCTAATTGATTCTCTAATTGTTTTCCTTCTATGGCACTTGGTATTAGAGGTATAAGAGAGAATTTGTGCAATGCTGTTAATTTAGGATCTTCTACGATAGCACCGTATTGTCCTAACTTCAATGGAGGAAACAGAGCAGCACCGAAAGTTTCAGTAATCTCATTCTTCTCTGCATACAACGCTTCCGCATTTGCTGGGTTTCTCTTAAGCTCTTGGTTAATCTTAACTAATCTTACTTGTTTATTGTAGGCTCTTTCTTGATCAGCACTCCATCGGTTAATTCCGATTAAGTAGTTGCGGTAAGAGTCTAGAGTAATTACACCTTGTGCGTCTGCTTCTTTTGGTCTATTAGCGTACTCAGAAAATTCTGACTTCTCTTCCTCAGTCAATGTATCCCAGTTACCGCTATCGTATGCTTCTTTATAATCCTTGTATGACTCAGCACTAAAGGTATTTACATCATTGTAGATAACTGTTCTTAAGATAGGACTAAACTTATTACTTACACCTGTGTAGGCAATGCTTAATGCGTCTTGGTTTGTGTCGTTATCAAAAAACTCTTGTGCCGCATCATCCCAAAAAAAGGCATTACCAGGAGAAGAGGTAAAAGGAATACGTTTAAATACCTCACGACCATCCTTATCAGTTTTATCAAAGTTAGAAAGGTCTCCAACAAACGTCTTCATAAACTCTACATTGTGTATAAATCCGTTCTTAAGGTAAACTTCAGCTAAGTAACTTAAGTTCTCTGCTGTTATCTGTGGAGGATTATCTCTAAACTCACTGGGAAGTAACTGTGTACTTATTATGTTTAGTTTGTTTAGCTTCTCAGCGGTCTGTTTTAACCTTTGAGATTCGCTTACTGATTGACCTGTTTGGATATTTACAGGTGTTGTAAAGGTGTCTACAAGCTTCTCTACTAACTTCTCTCCTTGAATCCTAAAGTAATCTTGCAGTACGGTAGACATCATAGCAGTTGCTTCTGTGTAGGCAGCTATGATTTCTTCTTTTGTAGTAGCTTGTTTAAACTTGTTTAAGGTATTCTCTGGGAGGATATCATTAAAGATGAATAGATTCTTACCCAATCTATCGTAGGTAGTTCCTCTGCCTTCTTCTTCTAGTAATCTAACAAGTCTGTTTGCTTCAGAGGCTAAGTACCCATTAAATATTTCTGTTAGTCTTTTCTCTGACTCTAGTCTTTCTGTAGGAGTAACAAGCTCAGAGGCATTTATCGCTACGTAAATTTTCTCGGCAAGAATTGGATTAGATGAGCGTACTGTAAATGCAGAAGTCTTATCTCCAAAACGAATATTCTCTACCTCAAGTGCCTGAAAGAAACTTGCAAAGTCTTGGAATATCTTATCGTTTGGATGTTGGTCAGTAGTTGTTCTACCTGACTTAGCTCCAAAGTTTTTAATCTCCATACCATCATAGTTGGCTATGTTGATTTGGAGTGGGTTTCCTAGTGAGTCTTTTTTTCTTGTGTAAGAACTTAAAGGATTTGCCTCGATAGCATTCTTTGTTCTAGGTAAACCAAACATTCTTTCTAACCAAACTGATCCTAAGATGTCTGGGTTCTTTCTATAATCAAATCTCTCAAAGCCAGGAGTTGAGATTAACTCATTGTAACTGCTTACAGAGTTAAGAACTTTTGTCTGTTGTGTTAAATAAAACCAAGGGCCTCTTATAAACTTCTTTTTATCAGCTGCGTTTGTATAAGAACTTGGTCTAAACTCTGCATCGTACTGAGTAAAGAAGTTAATGAATGGACTAAGTTCTGTTTTCTTAATCCCTAGATAAGCAATAGCCTGTTTAACTCCTGACTTGTAACGTAACTTATTATCAGCAAATGCTTGAGCTAATGCAGCTTCTACATCTGGTCTAACTTTACCTTTGGATATGTAGATATCTTGAATAGTATCTCTAAGAAAAGAAAGAGGTTTATCCACTCTCAACTTAGTATCTTCAGGCAAGTAACTGTTTACTACACTTGTAACTTTTAGTTTCTCGTAGATAGTTTTTAGTTTATCTAAGTTTGCTTGAATAAATTCTTTAGTTGCCTGTCTGTTAGTATTTTTAAGGTACTCTTGGTTGTTTAAACCAAGACCAACAGATTGTAGGAATTGAACAAACTTATCTACACGAGCATCAAATAAGAAGTTCTCCATAGGAACTTTCTTAGCTAGTGCACTTCCTAAGTCATTGAATAAACCTTGGAAGTCTTCTATGATTCCTTCTAGGTTAACTTCATTACCTTCTAATCCTTTTACAAGATATTTCTGATTGTAACTGAAGTATTGAGAGTCATACAAAGCAACTGCATTCCTAACAGGTTGGAAACCTTTCATCTGCTGTGTAGTAGCAATCTTGCCATTTTCTTTTAGGCTGACATCTACCACTACGGAAGAAACTTCAGGTACACTAAACACTCTTTTGAACTCACTAGCCAACAAGAACTGTTTAATGTCTTTAAAACTTCCAGGAATCTTAGCGTTTGGAATCTTTTCTAGTAGGTAAGTAAACTGAGGATACCTACTTGCTAAACTTTCAATAGCCTCATACATATCAGAGTATGAAACCATACCTGTTAAAGCACCTCCAAGTAAACTCCAGTTCTTCTGAAAGTCTCCTGACTTAGGTAAACCTGTTACACTTGACTGTACTTGTACTTGAGTAACTTCTTGATACTCTTCTCCTGTTTCAAAATCAATCTCTCCTGGGATTGCAGTACGATATGCAGGTAAAGAAGTAACTAGTCCTAGTATAATTGAAGAAGCTCTTTGTGCTTGAGACTTCTCTTTAGACTTCCAATCTTCTGAATCACCAAACTGATCTTCTAGTTCAGCCTCACCCACAGGCCCTTCTTTAGAATTATACCAAGACTTAATCTTATCAAAGTTTTGTATAAGTATCTCGTTGTAGGCTAACCTCTCTGGGTCTTCTGAGAAATGTTGTCCTGCTTTTACTCTACCTAAGATTGTGTTACGTTGGTTTACTAACTCTCCGTATACACCTTCCCATGACTTCTTTACTCCTAGTAGGTACTGCAGTGTGTCATATATGTCTTGCCCTTGTTCTTCTGAGAAGAATACTTGTTTAGCAACATCATTGATTACAGCGTCTGGGATATTAATCGCCATGCTTGTTGGCAAGTTAATACTTGACTTTAACTGTTCTCTTTGGTCTTGTGCTTGTTTTTGTTTCTTCTCTACGTAATTAACAACTTGCTCTAGTGAGTAGTCACCATTCTCATCAGCTTGATACTCCTTAGTAAACGAGGGTAGAAAACTTTGTGCTACTAACTTGAGTGCATTCTGTCTATCTCCTTTTGTTACTGGGTGGTTTAGTAAGGCTGTGTAGAGAGGGTTCTCTATCACTTCATTCCCTACTTTCTTTTTGTCTAGCGGCTGTTCATTGTTTGCGTTCCAAACAAATATCATAGCAGGTTCAGACAAAATCTGTCTGTATTCTTTTTCGTAGGAAGTTCCTTTTATACTACAAGCGTTCATTTTTTACTGACAAGGTGGTGGGTTAAGTGCATCTGGGTCTGTACTTCCTTCATCAGGAAGAACTATTCCCAAACTATTTATATCTACTCCAAACAAATTTAACACATCAAAAACGTTTTCGGCATTTTCCGTGGGGATTTGTGGTAAATTCTCTCTTAGGTCTTTGATGCCTTTTTGTTTTGCCAATCTCTTAGCATCCTTAGCACGCTCTGCTATCAACTTACTTATGCTGCTGTACTTAGGATTGTTGTCTGGATTGTTAAAACCATAGTAAGTATCTGATGTTTTAGAGTTTAAAGTACCAATACCTGAAGGATACTTAAGAATAAAGTCAACAAGCTCTTGAGGAGTAATTTCTCTACCTGCAATATCAGATGCTCTTTGGGCAGCAATATCAAGTCCAAGTCCTTGACCTCTCTTGCCTATGTATGCAAGAATGATTGCTTTACCTTCTCTTCCTTGTAAGTTTGCTTTGTCTGCAAACTGCACAAAAGAATCTCTAGTTACTCTCATTTCTTCTAAGGCTTCTCCTTCTGGTGGTAAGTCAAGCAACTCGAAGGCTTCTTTCTCTGCCATGTATTCCATGTAGAGTTCTTCAATCTCCATAGCTTCTTGAAATTCCATCTCGCGCTGTTTTGCTTCTTTTGCTTCTCTTTCTGCTACCTGCTCTGGAGTTAATCTAGGTTGGTCGGTAAGCAAATCTAATTGCTTAGGCGCTGCAGGAGTAACTTGAGCTGCTTTCTTGCTAGGCTTTTGTGTACGTAACTGAATGTGTTTAATAATCTTAGAGTCGTAACCAAGTCTAATCAAGTTAGAAGAATAAGGACTCTTGTGTTTATCTAATACTTCTGCCTTCTTACTAGCTAAAGTTAAACCTCCAATAGTAACTACTCCGTTTGCTTCTGCATACTCTGAAGCAAATGCAAGGATATTAATAGAATCTACAGGTAGACCAAAGTCTTCTCCAAGTATAGCGTAGGTTGTTTGCTGAATAGACCACTTACTTACGTTAGAAGGATATCCTTGTTTGGAACTATAAAGTGTGCTAGTAAACTTGTCTTGAGTTCTGTACTTCTTATTCTTAAAGTCAATGATGTGTACTTTACCTTCAGGGTCTACTGCTAAGATATCCATTGCTCCTGCTACACCCTCACTACCAGTTTCTTGTTTTTCCTTCTCGGTAAACTCACGATGCACAATCAATCCTTCTGTAAAGAGTTTCCAACCTTGCTCATTCAACTCGTTCTTAACTTCTGTAAGTTCGTCTACAAGTTGCTTGAATTGTTCTTGTGTAAAGTTAATCTTATATCCTTTACCTGATCTCAAGGATTTACCCATGCCCTCAGCTTCTTTGATATATGCATCTAAAGATTTTACCTTGTTGCCTCCAAGTATATCACGACCTATGATATCAAGTAAGTTACCTACGGCAGCACCCATCTCCATGTTTACAATAGAGTCCTCAGTAACAATACTAGTATCCCCTAATGCACGTTTAACAAAGTTAGATTGTCTTTCATAACGCTTACCGTTAATTAAGTAACCTTGTTTACTTGGATCTGGTATTTGCTTAGAGTCTGCAATCATCTTCTCAACAGCAGTAATTGTAGTTTGTTGAGTAGGAGTAACAGCCTGACTAGTAGCCTTTACTTCTTTAGCTTGTGTTAATTGTGCAGCTTCGCTTGGCCCTTGCTCTCTTACGGATAGATTCTCAGTACTAAACTCAAAAGAGTAATCTTTGTTTCTAGTTATAGTTGAGCCGTTAGGTTGTTCTATTGTAAGTATACCAGTACTTATAGACATAGCTTTTACGGGAGTACTTATCTTTACTCTATCTCCTGATACTATTCTTTGTCTTAAGCCGTTAAACTGCTTTTGAGTATCCGTAGGATTTGCTTTGTACTTAGCGGTAGGTAAGTAAAGTCCCAATACTTTATCAGCATTTTCATTCCTATTACCATCGTTAGAATACTTTTGAACCTTACCATCTTTGTCCAAGACAGTAAACATCAATGCATTTAAGTCAGTAAATTGAATAGGGCGAGTTCCCAAGATAGGATACTTAAGTCCAATGACTTTGTCTTTAGTTCTATCAACCTTTAACCACAGAGTGCTTCCATCTTCTTTTCCTCCGTCTACGGCATATAACAAACTTCCTTCTTTACTTACAACTTTAACTTTAGGAAACTTACGACCATCTGCCATTTGAATAGATACTTGTCTGTTTCTGTTTAAAGAAAGCAACTCCTCGTCTGTAGCATCTAACTTCTCTTTGCCTTTCTCAGTAACATCAGATTGAGCAGCCTTGTTGACAATGATTTGGTCAAACATATAATACAATGCACTCTGTTTTAAGAAACCATTTGGGAATATAGACATGAACTCACTGCGTAACTCAGACAATCTTTCTTTGCTTATAGCAGGACTGATTGCTTGGTTAAATATTGTTTCTAAGGCAGTAAGAGTTTGTTCTCCTAACGTCTCTTCAATCACAGTAAACAAATCTACAATGGCTGTATTAACTTCTTTCTTATCACCTACCTCTTTGTTTAGGTTGGTAATAATGGCTTCTTGTATCTCGTAGTGAAAAAGATCTACTAAGTCTTTTTTACTAGTTGGTCTAAAGATAGGAGTGGTAGAAGAGATTTGCGTTTTGTTCTCTAGTTCTACTTTCTGTTCTTCTGTAACAATTATAGGAGGAGTAACAACAGGTGCTGGGATAACTTCAACTACAGGTTGTTCTAAAGCAGCTAATTCTGCATCATATTTAGCATTGATAGATTTTATTTTTACCCCATCACCAGCTAATTCTTTAGCTTTTAATCTTTCATATTTTTCTTGTAAAACTTTATCTGCAGTTTCTTTATCTGAAAATGTCTCTACTTCTACCTGTGCTGCTTTAGACATTTTACCATCTGTAAATTCAGCATCTGTAACTATTTTTGAATATACAACATATCCTTCTCCGTGTATTTCTGGATTGTATGACTCATTTGCCGTTGAATTTAAAACTATAAC